CAACGCCCCCGGCAGAGCAATCTGTCGGGGGCTAACCTAAAGGGGTATTGATATGCCTAATACACAGGCGATTGGTGTTGCCTTCAGTGACCCGGAACTTAACGGGGCAGTGATTGGCGCTTCTGGCGGTACGGTTGGCTTTTACGGTACTACCCCGGTAGTAAAGGGCGCGGCGCTTACCGCTCAGTCAACGACGATTACGTTTACTGCGCCGGTTACGCCGGACTTCGCAATCCAAGACTTGACGCAATCAACTCCGTTTGGCTTTGTCACCAAGGACGAAGGCAACACGGTGCTGTCTGTCATCAAGAACTTGCAGGACCGCGTGGGTCAGCTTGAGTCGCGGTTGCAGGCTTACGGGTTGCTGCCGTAACTATGCCAAATATCTACTTGCAACATCCCAAGCATGGCACGAAAGTCGCTATTTCTTGGCTTGAGGCGCAGGAAGATATGCAGCATGGGTGGGAGGAATTTGACCCCTCTGACCCGGATGATTCAGAATCTCCGGCGTCTCCAGAAATGGAGGCGTCGGAGACTTCTGGCAATGCTTTACGGGCGCGTCGTCGCCGCAGGGAGTAAGTAATGTCTACCACCGCTGGGGACCAGATCAACGGTGCGCTGCGTTTGATCGGGATGCTGGCGGAGGGCGAAGTCCCCTCGGCGGCCACCTCACAGGACGCCCTTACAGCGCTTAATCAGATGATTGAATCGTGGAGTACCGAGCGTCTCTCGGTATTCTGCACTATCGACCAAGTACATAACTGGCCGCCCAACACGCGTATTCGCACGCTTGGCCCGACCGGCGATTTTGTCGGTTCGCGCCCCGTCAGATTGGACGACGCCACCTTTTTCCGCGATGCCTCGACCAACGTGTCGTATGGCATCAAGATGATTAACCAAGAGCAGTACAACAACATTGCGGTCAAGACCGTAACGTCAACGTACCCGCAAATCCTCTGGTACAACCCGACGCACCCGAACATTGAGATGTATCTCTATCCGGTGCCCTCTCGCGTACTAGAGTTCCACTTTGTCTCGGTACAGGAACTGAGCCAGCCGGCTGCGCTTGATACGGCCCTCGCCTTTCCGCCAGGTTACCTGCGAGCGTTCCGTTACAACCTTGCTTGTGAGTTGGCGCCGGAGTTTGGCGTGGAGCCGTCGCAGCAGGTACGTCGCATAGCGATGTACAGCAAGCGCGATCTCAAGCGCATCAACTTCCCCGGCGATGTCATGGCAATGCCGTCGGCGCTGATGGTTAACCGTCCGCGCTTCAATATCTATACGGGCAACTTCTAATGAAGTCACCGATTCTGGGTAGCAGCTACGTTATACGTAGCATCAACGCTGCCGACAATCGGATGATTAACTTGTACCCCGAGGTCATTCCCGAGGGCGGCAAGGAGCCGGCGTACCTACAACGCTGCCCCGGTTTAACGCGTGTCGTTACAGTCGGCACCGGCCCGATTCGCGGGCTGTATTCGCTCGGCAACTTTCTCTACGTCGTTAGCGGCCTAGAGTTTTATCGCGTCAGCGCAAACTACACCGTGACCAAGATCGGCGATGTCACGGGCACCGGCCCCGTGTCGATGGCAGACAACGGCACGCAAATCTTCATTGCCTGTAACCCAGACTCATATATCTACAATGTAGATACATTGGGCTTTGCGCAGATTACCGATGAAGACTTTCCCGGCGCGGTAACGGTTGGATATCTGGACGGCTATTTCGTTTTTAACGAACCCAACAGTCAGCGCGTTTGGGTTACGCAGTTGCTGGACGGCCTTTCTATTGACCCGCTTGATTTTGCCTCTGCCGAAGGTTCGCCGGATGGCTTGGTGTCGCTCATCATCGACCACCGCGAAGCGTGGCTCTTCGGCACGAACAGCGTTGAGGTCTGGTACAACGCGGGCGAAGCCGATTTCCCGCTGACGCGCATCCAAGGCGCCTACAACGAGATCGGCTGCATTGCGCCGTACTCAGTCGCCAAGATGGACAACAGCGTCTTTTGGCTTGGCGCTGACGCTCGCGGCCAAGGCATCGTTTACCGTGCGCAGGGCTACCAAGCCGTGCGCGTATCGACCCATGCCGTAGAGTTCGCCATTCAGCAATACGCCGACCTGTCGGATGCCGTCGGTTACACGTATCAGCAGGACGGGCATACGTTCTACGTGCTGAACTTTACGGGCGCCGATACGACGTGGGTCTACGACGCCGCGACCGGCGCGTGGCACGAACGCGCAGGCTTTCGGCTTGGCGATTTTAAGCGGCACCGTGGCAACAACCACGCTCGATTCAACGGCGACCCGCACGTCGGCGATTACGAAAACGGCAAGGTGTATACCTACAGCCTTGACGAATACGCCGACGATGGGGCGGTGCAAAAGTGGTTGCGGACGTGGCGAGCGCTGCCGACTGGCGCGAACAACCTCAAGCGTACTGCGCACCACACTTTGCAGATCGACTTGGAAACAGGCGTAGGTCTTGAAGGCTACAGCGTCTACGAAACGGTGCTGTTGCTTGCCGAAAACGGCGACTTTTTGATGACCGAGCAGGGCGGTGAAATTACCGCAGGGCCGCCGTGGACGGTAGCGTCGTCAAACAATTCAACGTACACCGTTACCGCAACGGTGCTTGATAGCGGCGGCACGGCCTACACCGTAGTGAACGCGGTCGATACGTCGAACGGCGCAGCGTATCTGCCTCTTGGTAGCAACACGGGCGATTACATTCTGGTCGAGCGGCAGACGGTAGTCGGCGCAGAACCGCGCATGATGCTGCGCTGGTCGGACGATGGCGGGCATACGTGGACAAGCGAGCGCACGACCGGCATGGGCCGCATCGGTCAATACGGCTATCGAGCGCTTTTCCGGCGGCTTGGCATGACCACCAAAATCCGCGACCGCGTATACGAAATCAGCGGCACCGATCCTGTCAAAGTAGCCATCATGGGTGCCGAATTGGAACTGTCCGGCACCAATGGCTGACCGAATCACACAAATCCCGGCGCCTCGCGTCCCGATTGTTGACCCGCAGACGGGCCTCATTCATCGGGAGTGGTACAGGTTTTTCTACAACCTGTACAACATCGCGGGCACCGGCACGAGCAGCATCTCAACCGTAGACCTAGCGCTCGCTCCGGTCCCGCAGTTTACGGACGGCGGCGGCGGCACGGCGCCCGTCGTTATCGAAGAAGTCGATATCGGCCCACCTTTTCCGCCAGTACCCGGCGAGTTTGAGGACAAACGCCCGCACCCCGACCTTGGCACCTTTGCGGCGTTGCAGCAGGCCAATCTGCCGTGGACAACCTTTGCCCGAAACCCCAACCCCTATCCTTCGACTGTGCCTGGTACGGTGTACTGGGACAACGAAGAGCGCTCAAAGACGCTCGCCGTCGTTATGGAAGATTCGGGCAGTATCGTCCAAGACATCGGCGAAGAGACGTTTTACCGCGTCAAGGCATCGGCGACGATCACCAAGGGCCAAGTCGTTATGCTGACGGGAGCGGTCGGCGCGTCCGGCGGCCTTGAAGCCGCACCTGCGACTGGTCTTACGGCAGCGCAAGTAGAAAACATTATGGGCGTTGCCACGCAAAACATCGCCAATAACCAATGGGGTTACGTGACGTGGTTTGGGGAGATCGCAAACGTCAACACCACGGGCGGCGCGGAGGCTTGGGTTGACGGGGAAATCTTGTATTACAACCCTGCCGTTGTCGGCGGATTGACCAAGATTCGCCCCGCCCCGCCCAACCCTATCGTCATTGTCGCAGTAGTAGTTAACGCCGCCTCTAACGGCATTCTGTTTGTTCGGCCGACGTACTTTGAAAGCGGCGGCGCTATCATCAATTCGCCGCCCGTCACTAAGACGGCAAACTTCTCGGTATCGGTTACTGATAGCTGGATTATCAACAACAAGTCGGGATCGACCTGTACCGTAACCTTGCCGTCCGCCTCAACTAACGTCGGGCGCGTCTTGCACTTTATCAACCACCAACCGCAGAACTTGGTGTCCGCCTCGGCCAACGTCATTCCGCAAGGCGGCGGCGCGGCGCAGACTGGCATTTTGCTCAACATCGCCGGGAACTGGGCAACGCTCTCTTCCGATGGCACAAATTGGGTTATTATGCAAGCGGGCGAGTACAACAATCTTTTGCTAGAGAGTTAACATGACTGTCTACCTTTCATCGCTGGCAGGCGCCGGAGCGCAGTTCCTCGACAACAACGGGGACATCCTCTCTGGCGGCAAAATCTACACCTATGCAGCGGGCACCACGACCCCGGCGACGACCTACACCTCGTCCTCTGGCGTCACCCAGAACTCGTTTCCGATCATTCTGGACTCCGCAGGGCGCCCCTCAGAGGAAATCTGGCTAGACCAAGCCCAGACCTATCGGTTTGATGTCGCCGACTCCAACGACGTTCTCATTCGGTCTTACGACAACATTCCGGGCATCAACGACTTTGCGACGGGCGACATTCCGTGGGCCAACATCACGGGCAAGCCGACGACGGTCGCGGGTTATGGCATCACCAACGCGCTGACGACCACGGTCGCTGCGGCCACTTACGCTCCGCTTGCCTCGCCGACCTTTACCGGCACGCCCCGTATTCCCGATAACGATACGGTTAGCCAGAACTGGCCGGTAGGCTATCGGGAAGCCCCGCAACTTTTACAAACAACTAACTACACGCTGGTGTTAGCCGACCGTGGCAAGTCGATTTTGATGAGCGGGTCTAGCCTCACGCTAACGATTCCTGCCAACGCGGCGGTTGAATTCCCGCTTGGCACGGTCATTATCATTATCAACGTCAACGCCACGCCGCTCTCGATTGCTATTACGACCGATACGTTGACGCTTGCCAACAGCACGACGACCGGCACGCGCACGCTTGCGCAGAACGGCTTGGCGACCTGCGTCAAAATTGGCACGACCTCGTGGCTGATTAGCGGTGCGGGGCTGACCTAATGGGCGGAGCGACGCTTGCCGCTGCGATTGCAGGCACGACCGGCGGAGCCGGGGCGGGGGTGTATGACTTTAGCCAAGGCACAGGCACGCTGACCATTCCCTCGGGCTTTACGGGCTGCACCATCGAGGTGTGGGGCGCCGGAGGCGGTGGCGGTTGGGGTACGGAATCGTTCCTCAACTTTGAGTTTGGCATTGACACGCAGTCGAATCCTGGCGGCGGTGGCGGTGGCGGCGGATACGCCCGTACTGTCCTCGTACTGACGATGGGCGATGCCGACAAAACGATTCAGTGGGCGGTTGGCGCGGCCGGCGCAGGTGGCGTGGCAGGCAACCCGCTCGGTTACGACGGCGGCGCGTCATCGGCTTACGGCGGCAGCTACAACCTTGCCGAAATGGTGTGCCTTGGCGGCAAAGGCGGCTTTGGCGCGTTTGGCATTAACGGCGGCGGCCAAGGTGCAGGCGGCACGGCCTCGGGCGGTAGCGCCGCAAACGTAACAGGTAACGGCGGCGCGGGATTTACGCAAGCAGGCGGCGCCGGCATCTTGGGCGTTACTAACTTGACGGCGGGCGCAGGCGGTGACGGCGGCGACCCGATCTTGGGCGGCGATGGCGGGCGGCCGGGAATTAATGGCCGCGTGCGATTCAAATTCACGTAAGAGGTCGATATGGCAGTCAATGTCAAAGTGCTGATTCCCGCCAAGATTGCGGAGAACACGCAAACCACGCAGTACACAGCGAACGGCGTCACGACGCTGATCGACAAGTTTACGGCGACCAACTACAGCGCCTCGGCCGCGACGATTAGCGTGAACCTAGTGACCGCGTTAGATAGCGCCGGCAACCAGAACTTGATCGTTAAGACCAAGACCTTGCAGCCAGCGGAGACGTATACGTTCCCCGAACTTGTGGGCGCGGCCTTGGCGCCAAGCGGGTTTATTTCGACGCTTGCCTCAGCGGCAACGTCTATCAACATCCGCTCGTCGGGGCGGGAGATTTCGTGACCGTCCGACGCGCCACCGCTGAAGATCTAGACCAGTACCTAAAACTAGGGGCTGCGTTTCATAACGCGACCCCAGTGCATAACGCCATGCCGTTCGACTACGAAGGGTTCACTAACTTTTATCTAGCGGCTGTCAGTAACCCGACGATGGGTGTATGGATTGCTGAAAAGGACGGCAGGGCAGTCGGCGTGGCGGGCGCATTGTGTTACCCCATGTACTTCAGCCCCTCACATCGGGTGGTGCAGGAAGTCTGGTGGTATCTAACCCCGGAAGCCCGTGGCTCGGGCGTAGGCAAACAAATGTACGATGCGATAGAGTCGTGGGCGAAAGAGCAAGGCGCGACCGCCTTGTTTATGATAGCCCTAGAGGACGAACGGTCGCCCGCGATGGAAAAGTTGTATTCGCGCCAAGGCTTTAAGCCGATGGAGCGGACGTTCTTCAAAGAGGTTGCGTAAATGGCTATCGGAACAGCAGCAGCAATTTTAGGCAGCGCAGTCGTAGGCGGCGCAGTCGCCTCGCGTGGCGCAAGCAAAGCCGCCCGCGCACAGCAGCAGGCCGCAGCAACGGCGCAGGCCACAGAAGAACGGATGCTGGAGCGGCAACTTGCCGAAACCGCGCCTTTCCGCGAATTGTCGCTTAACCAACTTAATCGACTTGCTGCGCTGTACGGCGAAGGCGGCGAGTACGCTCGCGCCCCCGGCATGGAAGAAATCCAGATGGACCCCGGCTACGGGTTTCGCATGGGCGAGGGAATGAAGGCGCTTGAGCGCTCGGCAGCGGCTCGCGGCGGATTGCTTTCTGGCTCTATGCTAAAAGGCACGCAGCGCTTCGGGCAGGAACTTGCCTCGCAGGAATACCAGAACGCTTTTGCTCGCGCTCGACAGCAGCGGGCAGATGTAACCAACGCATTGCTCGGGATCGGCGGTTACGGCCCCTCGCTTGCATCCTCTGCGGCGGGGTCGATTGGCCAAGCCGGAAGCAATATTGCCAACCTTCAAATGGGCGCAGGACAGGCCCGCGCGTCCGGTTACCTTGGTCAAGCCAATGCGTTGTCGCAAGCGCTTGGGCAGGCGGGCATGGGCTACGGTTTGTATAAAGGCGGGTACTTTGGGGCGCCGTCGTCGGGGTTATCCGATGAATCGCTTGGCGCGATTCTTCCCGGCGTAAATGTTACAGGCCGGAGGGTTTAATCATGGCGGTCATTGGCGCAACACAACTTGAACCCGTAAACATCCTTGGCTCGTATGTTCAAGGGCTTGAGGGCGGCCGTGCCGCTCGCGCCCAGCGCCTGCAAGAGCAGGCTGCGCTTGCTCAAGCGCAACGCGAAACCGAGCTTCGTAACTTTCTTTCTACCGCCGATCTTGGCACGCCGGCAGATCAGAATCGTCTGCTGCGGTTTGGCAAGCCTGGAGCCGAAATTGCTGCGTCGCTTGCGGATATAGAAGGCAAGCGGGCTACCGCAGAAAAGGTTGGGCTTGAGGCTCGCGGTCTTTCTGCAAAGTTAGCAGATGATAACTATGGCCGATTCCAAAAGATGTTAGGTGATTTGGCCTATGGCGAAGCGCCTCCCACGAAAGCGCAAGTTTTGGACCAAGTTGAGTTTTTGATTGCACAGGGCAGTATTGTCCCGCAGTTTCTTGAGTTCGCCGCGTCGTCGCTACCCGACGACCCCGCGCAGTTACAAGCGGCGCTTCGTGGGCAATTTCTGTCGCAGATTCCACCGGCAGAACGGGCTAAGTTGTTTGTGCCGATGTCTGCTAGCGTGCTTGCGCAGCAAAAAGAATTAAAAGCAACTGGCGCTCCACGAACCACTATTCAAATGCCGCCGTCAGAAAGTGAGCGCGGCAAGGTGCTTGGCAGATTAGGCGGCGAAGCCTTAGTCGCTGAATACAACGCAGCACAAGCCGCATCTAAGGGTCTTTCAAAAGACTACGAAGCGTTGAAATTGCTGCGCGAAGGAAAACCGGCAACTGGCATTACGTCTGAATTGGAAACGACATTTAACCGTTTCCGTGCAGATGTGGCCGGCGACAAAGAGGCGGCGGCCAAAGTGTCCGATAGCCAGTTTCTTGAAGCATTGCTTGGATCGGATGTGTTTAGTCAGATTGCCGCGCTTGGCGTCGGCGCTCGAGGATTGGATACCCCAGCCGAGCGCGAGTTTCTGCGTGAGGTTATTTCGGGCACTCGCAAACTTGATAAAGATACGCTTATCCGTATGGCGGAATTGCGGGCGAAATACAAGGAAGAGGCCGTGGATGCGTACAACGAGCGCATCCGTTCTGGCGAACTTGATGAGTTTTTCCGCGACTTTGGGCGCCCCAAGCGCGAGTTTGCAAAGCCAGAACGACCTAAAGCTCCCGATCAGCCCGAAGTGGTTCGCGCACCCGACGGAAAAGTATTTACGTTCCCGAATAAAGCAGCAGCAGACAAATTCCGTAAAGAAGCGGGGTTGTAATTTATGGCTGTCGATTACGAGGCATTAGCCAAAAAGCATGGCGGCCAAGCGGAAGCCAAGCCGACTGCTATGCCAGATTACGAGGCGTTAGCTGCCCAAGCTGGCGGGACGCTTCAAAGCGAAATCCCGCAACGTCGCGGCATGGATCTGGTTAACCAGTATCTCGGCGTAATTAACGAAGCTATTGCGCCTTATGCAGCCGCCGCAGCCACAGGTGCAGCCGCAGGCTTGCCGTTTGGCGGAGTTGGCGCTGTGCCCGGTGCCGTTGGCGGCGCTGGCGCCTTGGGGTTAACCGATCTTGCGGCAACGCTGTATAACGTCGGAGCGCAAGCGTTGGGCGCAGAATCTCGCGTTCCGTTAGCTTCCGACGTAATTCGCACGCAAATGGGCAAAGTTGTGCCCGCAGGCTATAGTCCTTTTCGAGAACCAGAGACTACTGCTCAGAGGATTACCTCGGTGGGCGCAGAAGCCGCAACCGCAGGATTAACTCAAGCAAACTTTTTGCGCGAGTTAGCGCGACGCGCTGCGCCCGGAGCAACTAAAAACGTATTGCAAGCTATGAGTGAAGCGCCTGCTGCACAAACGGCAGCGGCAACCGGCGGAGCGTTGACGCAACAAGCTGCTATTGAAACTTCGGAACCAGAGTCTGCGCAACGCAATCCGCTGTTGTTAGCCGTTCTTGGAACATTAGGCGGCGCAGCGGCAGGCCGAACTGCAATTCGAGGCCCGCAAATTGCTAGAGAATTATTGGGCGACAGAGGCCCGCAAATTGTTCGTGATTTTGTAGGCAAAGGCACCCCGTCTGAACAGCGGTTGTACGCTACCGCAAAAAACGAATACAAAAACGCTGAAAACGCTGGCGTTGTTTTTACGCCAAGCGCTTATGACCGGATGCTAGATACGCTTCGCGCTCGATTGACCGACGAAGGATTTACTGATCAGCCGGCGCTTGTCGCCACGCTAAACAAACTGGAAAAGTTTCGCGGTAAAGCGCGTTCGTTTACTGATTTGGATACGGCGCGTAGCGACATCACCAAGAACCTTATTAAGTCAAGCGATGACAATGTTCGTCGTTTAGGGCGCGAAGCTGCGGACCACATTGACGAATTTATCCTTGGCGCTCAACCAACGGAAATTATTGCGGGCAACATTCCGCAAGCAGTTTCCTCGCTCGGCAAAGCAAGAGACTTATGGAAACAGGTCAGTCGCAGCGAAGAAATGACCGAGTTACTGCGGCGAGCTAGGTTGTCCGATCAGCCGCTTGATACCGCAATTCGTAACGAGTTCCGGTCGCTGGCAATGAACCAGAAGCGCCTCAATCGGTTTTCGCCTGTTGAACAAGATTTTATTATGAACGTAGTCCAAGGCGGCCGGCTGGATAAAGCGTTAACAAGTTTTAGCGAAGCGTTACGCGTAGAGCGTTCGCTTGGCGGTACGTTGTACGCAGGCGCGGGCGGTCTTGCAACCCCGTTAGCCGCGCCTATTGGACAAATCGACCCGTTTGTTGCCGCTGGAATTATGACCGGCGTCGCTGGCGCTCGAGCAGGGACTGGCGCGATTGCAAACGCTCTTGCTGCTCAACGCGCTAAAACCACCGCAGCAGCGATGCGTGGATTCCGACGACAGCCGTTGGCTCCATTGGCATTACCCGTGGGGCAAAACGCTTTGCGTCCTGGGACGGATTTCTTACAACAGTCCGAGATTCTTAATGCGCTGTCTGGAGGCCAGTGATGCTTAAAAGCGCACATCTGACGGCGCTCTTCGGCGCACAGGTCGCTGCCGCTATCATGCTGGCCGGCGCGGTAGCCAACCTCGCGCTGCGGACTGTATCTACAAAATCATTGCAGGAGAAGGGCGGTGGATGAGGGACAGGTTATTTTCAACATCATCGTCGGTGTAGCCGGCTTATTTGGTGGTTGGATACTGAACAACATTAGCCGATCCATTGAGCGCCTAGACCAAGACGTGCGCGAGA